GTATCATATCACCAAGCCCGAAAATCAGAGCAAAAAGGATCTTTTCGACACGTTCGACACTGACAAGAATGGCTATTTGATTTTCCACGACAGCGACGTTTTGCATTTGACCGGCTTTAGTTGGGATGGCGTCGAAGGTCTCGGATTGCTTGACATTGCAAACGCAACATTTGCGACGGGTTACGAGGAAGCGAGGTTTAAGCTTAACCAACTGCGTCGAGGATTTCGCGGCAAGTTGTTTCTTGAGGCACCTCCAGCCGCATTCCGAAAAGCAGAGGATGCAAAAGAGTTTATCGACGACTTTAACAAGATCGAAGCAGGCTCGGAGAATTCAGCAAAGGCTGGCTTGTTGCGTGAGGGTATCAAGGCCAATGCTGTCAGCATGAATAACAACGATGCACAGTTCGCAGCATTGCAAAAGCTTACTCGGCAAGAGGTCGGAATGCTCTTTGGTCTTGAAGGGATGCCGGGCGATGGCGATTCGGTCAGTTACAACAGCTTAGAGCAAAAGCAGCTCGCGTATCTTCAATGTCTCGACCATTGGCTAGTTAAGTTTGAGGAACAATGCGACATCAAGCTACGCACTCCAAGAGAGCGACGATCGGGCGAAGTGTATTTCAAATTTAATGCGGCTGCTTTGTACCGTACCGACTTGCGAACAACGATGGAGAGTTTCAGTAAGGCCATTGCGTCGCGGATTATGAATCCGAATGAATGCCGGGCTAAGCTTGATCTTAATCCGTACGAGGGAGGGGACGAGTTCATTAACCCGGCGATCAGTACGCCAACAGGCGAACAGTCAGCCGATGAGGTTGAGGGCAGTCCAGAGGATGAGCAAGAGGACGAGCAAGAGGACGAGCAAGAGGACGAGCAAGATTCTCGAAATGATCGAGCCGTTGAACAAATGCTGCGCGATCTGATTAAGACCGAAGGCAACAACGCCATCAACGCATCGAAAAAGGCTCAATTCGTCGCTTGGATCGGAAAGAACTATCCGCGATGGCAAAACAAGCTTGCCGACAAGATCGAAGCGATCGGGCTTGATCGCGACTTAGCTCGAATCCACTGCGAGAAATCGACCGAAATACTTGCAGGATTGGCGGCGAAACATGGTGGAAACAGCCTGCAAAAGGCTGTGGAAACTGAGGTAAAGACGTGGGAAAACAGGGTTTTCGACCTGAAAGGGGCTCAAAAATGATCGAAGTACGCGCGGAAACTGCGGAAATTCTGCTAAGTGGCATTGTCGGCGATGGTTGGGACGAAAACCCGATTACCCAAAAGGGCGTTGCTGAAGCTCTGAAGTCGTTCGGGTCAAGCCCGGTTACGGTGCATATCAACAGCCCAGGAGGGTTCGCCGATGAGGGCATTGCGATCTACAACACGCTAAAAAAGCATTCTGGCGAGGTAACAACCGTCAACGACAGCCTTGCAGCGTCGGCGGCTAGCGTGATTTTCCTTGCTGGTCAGAATCGATTAATGGCTGACGGGTCGAGGGTCATGATCCATCGAGCGATGTCATTCGCGATGGGCAATCAAGACGACTTCGCCAAGGCGATTGCTGCGCTGAAAGCCTATGATGCTTCGCTTGTTGACATTTACAACAGGCACATGGTTGAGGATCCAGCAGAGATAGAGCGATTGATGGCAGCTGAGACTTGGTACAACGTTGAGGAGGCTATAGCGTCAGGATTGGCCACTGGACGCGTCGAGAATGGCAAGAAGTACAAGAAGCCAAAGAACGCTTTCGACTCGGCAGCAGCGTTGCTGAGGCGGGCGAAGATGGCTGAATTTGTGAGGACGAATCTATGATCTACACGGTGGAAAACACGTTGCAAGCAGGTAGTGTCGTTGATTACATCCTCGATGCTAACGGCGAAAGGATCCACGGGCCTACAATTGAGTGCAACACAGAGACCGGCGAGGTGATTCAGTTGCACCTGCAATATGGAATTCCGTCGAACATGACTAGAAAGCTTGTGTTTGCTGCTCCTTTGCAAGTCGTCTTTGCTCAACACTTGACAACCGGAAAGCGATAGCGTAAAGTAATTTCCGGCTGGCCAGAAGTGCTAGCCACTCTGCAACTAATTAGCGGCAGTGACACACGGTTCAAAACGATTTAGTTTCCCGTGGCAGTCATGCCGCTATCTTGGTTTAACGACTGCCACACAACCCACAAAGGGCAGTCAGAATGAAGAGCGCAAAAGCGTTAGGCGAAGAAATCCAAGCCTTACAATCCAAGGTTCAAGCGATCCAAGCGGTCGCAACTCAAGAGGGTCGCGAATTGCTCGAAGATGAGCAAACCGAGATCGATTCGATCCTTGGGACTGAAGGTAAAGCCGGTCAGATCGAGAACCTATCGAAGCAGCGAGAGCGAGCGATCAAGATCGAGCAAGCGGTCAGCAACACGGTTCGTCAAGTGGTTGACAATCAGCCTTCGGAAGTCGGCAATTTTAAGATCCCGGCAAAAGCCAAAGCGGTTCGACAGCTCAAAGCGTTCAAGGGGCCTGATGCCGAGCGTGACGCTTATGCTTCGGGTCAATTCATCAACGCGGTTCTTGGAAGCGACAAGTCGAAGCAATGGTGTCGCGATCATGGCGTTCTCAACGCAATGGGTGAAAACAACGATCTTAACGGCGGTGCTTTGGTGCCTGTCCAATTTGAGAACAGCGTTATCAGCCTGCTCGAAGAATACGGCGTGTTTGCTCGGTACGCTCGCAACTACCCGATGACCTCGGATAGCGCAACCTTACCTCGTCGAGTCGGCGGATTAACTGCTTACGCAGTCGGCGAAAATGCCGAGATCACCAACTCGGATGCGACTGTTAACCAAGTCAACCTGACCGCTCGTAAGTTCGCAACTTTGACGAAGGTCTCGAGCGAATTAAGCGAGGATGCTGCAATTGCACTTGCTGACATGCTCGCAAGCGAAATTGCCTACGCTCATGCCGTCAAGCAAGACTCCTGCGGATTCTTGGGTGATGGCTTGCCGACTTATGGCAACATCGTTGGGCTTGCGAACGTCCTTGCTGCTGGTTCGGTTTCTACCGCTGCGGCTGGTCAAAATACGGCTGCAGGATTGACGATTGCAGTCTTCCAAGATGCTGTTAGCAAGTTGCCTCAGTATCCCGGCATCCGTCCGGTTTGGTTCTGCCATTCTGCGGTTTACTGGAATGTTTTGGCTCGTTTGCAATTCGCTGCCGGTGGGAACACCGTGATGGATCTTGCAGGGGCCCCAATGCAACAATTCATGGGCTTCCCAGTGGTCTTTTCTCAGACGCTACCAAGCTCCATCAGCGGATCGACCAAGTTTGCCTACTTCGGCGATCTCGGATTGGCTTGCACGATGGGCATGCGTCGAAGCTTGACCATCAAGTCCGATGCGTCGCGATACGTTGACTTCGACCAAATCGGAGTGTTCAGCAACATTCGCTATGACATCAACATTCATGAGATCGGAACGGCTAGCGTTGCCGGGCCAATCGTTCAACTCAAGGCCGCTGCCTAATCCACAATCAACAAAGAAAGAAGGTGATACATGAACGCACTTCAGCATACTAAATGGGTCGCGGCAATTAAGCCAGGTGCATTGCTCGACAATGCAACCGCAACAGCTACTGTCGTTGATTCTCGCAATTGGGACTTCGTTACGATCGCTGTGACGCTCGGAGCAACTGACATTGCGATGAGTGCATTGAAGGTTCAAGCTTCCGACGCGTCAGGTGGAACATACGCTGACGTTACCGGAGCGACATTCGACGGCGGGTCAGGTCTTGGCGGTGCTACCTTAGCTCTTCCAAGTGCAACCGATGATGGCCAGGTCTGCTTGTTCCACATCGACATGCGAGGGAAGAATCCATTCCTAAAGGTCGTTGCAACCTTTGGCGATGGCACTTCCGGCGGTTACATCTCGGCTGTTGCTTGCCTGAGTAGAGGTAAGATTCCGCCGAGCGTTTCTTCGGATGTCGCAGACGGTGACGTTTGCATTGTGGTCTAGTCTATGGACTTGATCCTTTTGAAAGATTGGAATGGCCTGCCAGTCGGTTTTCGGCTGGTAGGCGTTCAAGCCGGTCAAGCTGAAATAATGATCCAGCGAGGTTTCGCAAGTGCGATTGATAGCGGAAGTAGTGACAAAGCCAACAGCCGAGCCGGTGACGCTCAGCGAAGCGAAAAAACAACTCGAAATCGCAAGCAGCGACACTAGCCACGATACGCACTTGGCAGCATTGATCGGAGCGGCTCGGGAGCAGTGGGAGCACGATACCGACAGCGTGACTTGCTTCCAAACGCTTCGCCTGCGTGTCGCTTCGATCTTCGACGGGTTCAAGTTGCTCAAGAGCCCCATTCATTCGATCACCTCGATCCAATACTACGACGGCAACAACACGCTACAAACCTGGGCATCGAATCAATACCAATTGCATGTCGATCAAATTAGGCTTGCCTACTTGGTCGCGTTGCCTGTGTCGGCCAGTCGTTGGGACGCTTGGCAAGTCACCTACAAGGCTGGACACTCGCAAGACGGCCAGAGCGTGCCTGAAGCAGCTAGGGCGGCTATCCTGATGTTAGTTGCTCATTACTTTGAGAATCGCGACATGGTTATGTCGGATGCTCTGCAAGCCATGCGACCATACGAGATGCTTGTACGTCGATTCATGAGGGCATCATACCCATGAGCGGATCGGGACGACCATCAAGACATCGAGTTGGAGCGATGCGACATCGTTGCACAATTCAGCAGGCGACAGAGACTCAAGATGCAAGCGGTCAGCCTGTTGTCACTTGGTCTAATTACGTCGTCAATGAGCCTTGCG